AAAGCGTTCCCGTCCATGCAAAATCCGTCAGGGGTACTTGATAGGCTAACATCATCGCTAACAGGGACAATTAGGTTTAGTTGCTCTGAAAGTATATTTTCAGGCATTTGACCAAACCAGTTGATAAATTCTGCCACACCATGCTTTTCGTGTGTTGTTCCGTACCTCATTAGGTTTTTTTGAAATGGTGGTATTTGCTCCTCTATAGCATAAAGGTCGTTGAAAAGTTGTATGTGTCTTTTTGTATACATGCCGAAACAGTAGTTTCCAAACAGGCTAGAACGTAGATTTACTTTACTTTCCATTTGTTAACACCTCATTTTTTAAATCTACCTTTGTTTCTTTCTTTAGGTTGTTAACCTCTGCGATAGCCTTTGCTACTTGTTCTTCAGTTGTTCCTTGCCACACTTGTATGTCTTCTGCAAATGCTTTGTTTCCGTCTTTGTCTGTTACCACATCTGCGTCTGAGTAAACTTTTCCATAAAGTCCTAAAACCTTAATTACGGCTCTGTCTTTGGCACGTTTGATTGCCATAGCTGTAGTGTATGCGTTGGTACAATTTTCAGGACATGCCTCTCCCAAATCGTATTCTTCTTTGTTACTCATTTTTGCCAATATGCCGATACAACATATTCTGTTTTTTAAGTCTATGTCCAAAACATCAGGTTTGCCAAATGTAATTTTATTAGTTAGTGCGACTTGCAATAGGGCGTAATGTTTTATGATTGGTGTTCCATGACAGTCCCAAAAGTCTTTTTTTGTAAGAAAGTCATATTGTTTCATTAAGTGTTCAGCTACTTCTATGCTCATAGTATATCCTCATGTTGTTTTTGAATCGTATGGGGAAAATTGGTACTTACTGCTTTTACATTCCCTCTCGGCATTTCTGCCACCAACACATACGACATCATTTATAGGTCTTTTTAAGATAACATCATATTTTATATTTTGCAATCATTTTTGAATAATAAATAGTTTGACTTTTTATAAGTTAATATCTATATTAATAAACATATATAATTAATATTTATTATAATTAATATTAATAATTAATATTCACTTGAGGAGTGTGTATGAATAAAAATGAATTCAATGGATTCGTAAGGCTAATTGACGACGCCTACCCTAAACAGAAAAAATTAAACACAGTTCAGATTGGGTTTTACTGGATTGCTTTCAAAGATGAAAATTTAGAAGACTGTCTTAAATCATTATCAAACCATACAAAAACCTCAGAATGGAAACCACAGGTTTGCGACATTACAAAAAATATGGAGAAAGACAAGGATTATGCAACCATGTTTTTGCAATTTGTTAACAGAAATAAACCAAAGGAATTTTTTGAAAAAGATAAAAATTTTATGAGAGTTATACAAATTATTGGAGAAAAAAGAATAAGGACAATGCTTGAGACTGAGGTAGATAGAATGACAGAAAAGTTTGTAGACTTATACAAATCAGAAATTAATAATGCAAAGTATGACGCTTTACCAAATAATGTCAAAAACAAGTTAAAAGGAGTCTGTAATAAATGACGGCTATAAGATTAGGAGATGAGGCTCTTGAAAAGGCTGTAATGCACATTTCAGAGTTAGGTGAGAGACTTGCTAAAGCTGAATCAGAATACGAAAAACATACGTTAGAGATGAAATTGGAGAGAGACCAAGCGTTTATATCTCTGTCTGATAGAAAAATGACACAAAAAGAAAAAGAAGCGTGGGCAAACACACAGGTAGAGGTTATTAATCACATTGATAAGCTCGTAGAATTAAAAAAAACAATTATCGACACTAAGTATAAACTAAAATCTGCTGAATTATTTTGTGATTTATTTAGAACACAGTCAGCTAATTTGCGTAGAGAAAAGAAATTTTACCAAGAACTTGATTAATTAATAATAGCTATATGTTAACATTCGATAATTGAAAACTATGGCTAAAAGACCAACTAAAGAAGTACAAGAAAAATATAAGAAAATGATTGATTTCGGATGCGTAGTTTGTAAAAAGCATTTAGGGGTTTACACACAGCCGTGTATACATCACTTTACAGGGGCTGGTATGGGGTTAAAATCGCTAGATAAATTCATTCCGTTGTGTCATGCTCATCATCAGGGACACGAGGGAATACACCACATAGGAACGCATACTTGGGAGGCTAAATATGGCACTCAAAAAGAGTTATTAGATTGGTATAAGTTAACAAATGAAACTTGAAACCTTAAAAAAGCTAACTCCGTCATCTCCTGAGTTGTCAGGTAAACGTAGCAAAGTTCATAATGCTATTAGCACAGAAGACGTATTGCTAAAACTTTCATACTCAAAATTAACAAATAAAGAAACAGATTTTATTATCGGAAAATATTTGAATGACGATGAATCTTTAAAACAATTTTACAAAATATTTATTAAAGAATTAGAAAACAAATACAGTTTTAAAAGGGGGGAAAAAAATTTGGTGTGTGACATAGTTAAAGCATGTTTAATAGAATGTACTTTAATAAAATGTCCATTTTGTTCAGGAAGAGGATTTTATAAATTAAAAAATAATATAAGAAAATGTGACCATTGTGCTGATGGCGATTTTATTTATACAAATGTAGTAAGAGCAAACTTAACAAAAATACCTATAAATAAATTTCAAAAATTTAAAAATAAATACGAACGTATTTTGTCAATGATACAAGATGTAGAAAGCGATGCACTAGAAAAAATTGGTGATTTTATTTAATGTAATGTGTCATCGTCATCTGTTACATCTTCTGCTTTATTTAAAATTGCTTCATGTAAATCAGGATTAGATGCTAATAATGTTTTTAGTTCATAAACTAATTCTTCGTCTGTTTTTTCTTTAACGTCATCAATATTAAGATTGATATTTTGACTATGAAAGTTGTTGATTTCTAACAACAATTTAGCTGTATTAAGTCTTACACTATCTTGTTCAGAACCTAGCAAATCGTTTAATACTGTTATAGCACGACTACTTGTACTAGATACCATTTCTTCATTTTTCTTTCTAATTTCTGTAGACAATTTTTTTCGCAAATAAGCACCCATTTGTGCTGGATTTGTTTCTTTATTGTAACCAGCTTTTATTGCTGATTGTGTTGCATTACCCTGCGTAGTTCCCTCACAGAAATAATTTATAAATTTAGTTTCTTTTTCTAAGTCAGGTTTCTTTGGCATAAGTTTATTGTCCTAATGGATTAGAGTTTCTTGCTTTTATTTCTTCTATTTTAGCTTTGATAACAGCTATTTCTGCTTTATTAATAGCTATATCTTGCTCTAAAGGTTTAATGTTTGGTGCTGATTTGGCTTCTAATACATCTACCCTCTGAATAAGTTGTCCTTGAAACACAAACAATCCACCAATGGTTATGACTAAACCTACAATACCAGCTATAGTTTTAATATCCACGTATTCTCCTTAAATGTTCTTCTGTTCTTATAACTTCATCACTAGCTTGTTCAATTTGTTCTTGACGATTATCCATGACGTCATTATAAACATTTTGATTTTGAGCATATATATTTCTATCATCAAAATATCTTCTTGTTTCATTATAAGCACCTCCATCTATAAAAGGTTGATTTTGAAAAATATCATTATTTATAGAATTATATGTACTAATTGTAGCATCATTAGACATAATTTTTGCAACAATTAATTGAGTTGCTATTAGTCTTTGGTCTACTTTTTTTATTGTTTCGTTTACTTTTTTTGCTATATCTTCTACTGAAATAACTTGATTACTTCTTGGAGAAACTCTTCTATTCCTGCTTTCTTCCACCTCTTGATTTCTGCTTTCGAGATTTTCCTCTGCTCCAGTAGCAGTTTCAGTTCCATCATCTCTATCTCTACCTGCTCCTGTTTCTCCCTCTCCGTTAATCTCATTTTCCTCAGTAACCCCTCTAGGTTCATTTAGTTCCTGTGCAGAAGCGACTGTAGTTTCTGTTTCAGCAGGTTCAGGACTTGTTTCGTTTTCTTCAATAGCCTGTTCAGTAGGCTCTTGTTCCACTCCTCCTCCTGTTGTTTGAGATGTTCCT